TAACGTTGCTAGACTTAGCGACAAAATGGATTTTCATGCTGTTCTCTCTCTCTTGATATGATTGAATTACGCTCATCAGTACCGGCACTACCGGTAGACCACCCCGGAGGGTGGTTTCGCGTTGTCAGTAGATCAGCAGATGAAATCAGGATGATCGTTAAGTTCCAGCAGATCAGCATATTCACGCAGAGCCTTAATGCTCTTGTTCGTCCTAGCACTGCGGATCAATGCTGACAGTGACCGTGCCGCAGTGTCTCTCATGCCAAGTTTGTGGTACTGGATCACCAACACGATTTCGCGAAGTTCTGACTTGTTCATATCGTTCCCCTAGATAAGATATCTGTCGAAAATCAGACAGTGAGAGAATAATATCCTACCGATTATGTTCTGTCAACAGATAATCTCTTTTTTTTTATAGGTGCTTACCCTAATGTGTATCCATACAGTAGTCTACCTGTAGCTACCTGTAGCTACCTGTACAGTGTCCCTATATATATATAGGTGGTACAGGGTAGTGGTCTATAGATCTAGTCCGACACTTCACTGGGGTATTGGCACGGTGCATGCCACTTCTTTCCCGTCAATAGTACCGGTCCCCTTTTGGGCTCCTGCTCTGCTCTGATTCCCTGCTCACTGCTCTACCCTATCCGCCGATCCTGCCCTACGCTCGCACGCTGCATCGACCTGGGATGGGGGTTCCGCCGATCGACCCGTGCTACCATCCGCCAATCCGCAGGCCCGATGCGGTGGGTCTTGACCCCCGTGTGTGCGTGCACCCAACGGTTCTCCCCCCCCAAGAAAAATTCATGTCATTTAATCTGGCTCAGTTCTACAAGTTCTGTAGTGAACTTAAAATAGAGACTAAAGAACATGGTCTCAGGAAGATGGATAGGTTATTGGGTACTCAGACATATATTATGGATGAGATAGCCAAGGGTCTACAGGATGATATTCATTTCTTTGTTATATTAAAGGGTAGACAGTTAGGGATAACTACCATCTCTTTGGCATTAGATCTTTACTGGCATTTTGTACATCCTGGATTACAGGGTACGTTGACTACAGATACGGAAGAGAACAGGGATATGTTCCGTAGTACCTTGTCTATGTATATAGATGGGTTGCCCAGAGAATATAAAGTACCTATTATTGCTCACAACAGAAACCACATCTCGTTGAAGAACCGTAGTCGGTTGTTTTATCAGGTGGCTGGATTGCGTTCCAAGGGGTCTCTGGGGCGCGGTAAGGCGATAACGTACCTGCATGGTACTGAGACATCCAGTTGGGGAGATGAGGAGGGCCTAGCGTCTCTCTTGGCATCTCTTGCGGAGACCAATCCTCAGAGGTTGTATTTATTTGAGAGTACTGCTCGTGGCTTTAATATGTTCCACGATATGTATGTGACGGCTAAGAAGGCTAGAACTCAGAGGGCTATATTCTGTGGATGGTGGAGAAATGAGCTTTATTCCGTAGAAGCAGAGACGGATGTTTATAAAGTTTACTGGGATGGCAAATTAACAGGGGAAGAGAAGGAATGGGTGAAGGACATCAAGAAGTTATACGGGGTGGAGATCAACAGCAGGCAGATGGCGTGGTGGAGATGGAAGCTGCACGAGGGGATCAAGGACGATGCGCTGATGTACCAGGAGTTTCCTCCTACGGAAGACTACGCATTCGTGATGACTGGTACGAGCTTCTTCTCAAACTCCCGGTGTACTGACGCTGCGAAGAAGTCTCGCCAGTTGCACCCGGAATGTTTCCGCTATGCTTTCGGGGCAATGTTCCAAGACACGGATGTCTTGAAGTCAACTGAGAAGTTGGGGACCTTGAAGATCTGGGAACAGCCTATTGACACGGCCTATTACGTCATTGGTGCTGATCCGGCTTATGGATCATCCGATTGGGCAGACCGATTCTCTATCCAAGTGTTCCGCGTCTATGCGAATGGCATGGAGCAGGTGGCGGAGTTTGCGACCAGTGAGATGAATACCTACCAGTTTGCGTGGGTAATTGCTCACCTTGCCGGTGCGTACAAGAATTCAACTCTGAACTTGGAAGTCAATGGTCCCGGTCAGGCGGTCATCAACGAGATGCGTAACCTCAAACGTCTTGCTGCCGCCCAAGGTACTGCCGGTCACGGCATCATGGACGTTCTGGGTTCCATGCAGAACTACATCTGGCGTCGTAACGATACGATGTCTGGTCTGTCCAACTCCATTGGCTTCTTGACTACGAGTCAGACCAAGGAACGGATGCTGACCTACATGAAGGATTACTTCGAACGTGGGTTGATGGAAATCAAGTCTATGGACTTGCTAGACGAAATGAAGGGAATCGTTCGTGAGGGCGGGTTTATCGGTGCTCCTGGGCGCGGCAAAGATGATAGAGTCATTGCCAGTGCCCTTGCTGCTGTTGCCTATGCCGAGCAGGTTCAACCAAGATTGATTGCGATGAGATTGACGAAAGAAATGTCTCATGCCCAAGAGAACCAAACGCCAGAGCAGATCGCTGCTGGACGTAACGTATCCAATTATTTAAAACGTATCGGGATGTACGGTGGCTCTACACACTGATCTCACAATCGTATCTATTCACGGCCACACTAACGGTGCAGCCACTATCCCAAGTCTTGTTGAGAGCCTGACCCAGTTGCCCGGAAGCCGGGGTCTGCTGATCTCTCTTGAAAGACCTCCTTCCTTGCCAGACCATATTGCTTGGAAACAAACAGCACCGCTGAATTACTATCAGTATTCAATGTTCTGTATGTACTGCCTCCAGCATTACATCGAGACTGAATACTGCTTAGTTGTACAAGATGACGGCTGGGTCATCAACGGGGCTAACTTCACAGACGAGTACTACGAGTACGACTATGTGGGCGCTCCTACCCATATGGGTATATCCGGTAACCAAGCCATGTTCCACTTCTCGTGGGTTCATGTGAAGGATCCTATCGTTGTGCAGAACGGCGGGTTCTCTCTGCGATCACGCAAGTTCTTGCAAGCACCCAGTAAGCACGGTGTTGTACACGCGCTGTACACAGAACAGCCGTTCATCAACGAGGATGTTCAACTATCAGGTTTGCTGCGACCTCAACTGGAATCCTTGGGCGTCCGGTATGCGCCGTTGCACATTGCCAAACACTTCTCGATTGAGTACATGGGTCCAGGACTACACGATGACATTGACCTAGAGCGGCTGGTCGGTCATCACGGACCCAGTAGAAAATTGATCGGCCACAAATCAATTGCCTTGCGACACACCGCAGAAGAATGCGATAACGTCTTTGGTGAACTAGACTTCCTGATGTTCTTGCAAGACAAAGGCTATAAGTTTGAATACCGTCATTACTAAACAAGAACTCAAGATCTTGGTTGGGAGACTCCTCAAGGATAAAGAGCGCGGTATTTCTATTCAGAAGTTTGCTGACCTATGCGGTATCTCCAGAGAGTTCTTGGCAGACGTTTTTATCTACGAGAGCGCACCCATGAGCGAGACCACACAACGTCGGGTCTCTTCCGCTTACCAAGCGTGGCGGGAAGGCCGAGTGCGAATCATGCGACGCAAAGACCAAACCCAATACGTTGACTACCGCAAGGTTGCAGAACCTGCTATCTTCTCGCACATGGGGATCGTCAAGTCCCCTGACGGATTCAAACTATCTATCGGCCCCCGTAATCGTCACGATTACTCTTATCCTACTTTGGACGAATCATGAGCGTACTCCACGACTATCTTTGCGCGTCTCACGGCCTCTTCGAATCTTATGAGCCTGAGTGCCCTATCAAATTCTGCACAGCAGAACTCAACATGGTTTTCTTGAAACCAGTTGCTGTCAAATCAGACAAGACAAAGCAGGCTGATCGCAACCTGCGAGGCCTAGCCCAAGACTTCAAGATGTCCGACATCAAGTCCACCCGTGAAGGTGACACACAAGCCGGTTACCATCACCATCAAATCCCTGAAGAGCCAAAAGAGAGAGAACCTCGCCCAGGCGATGCCGCAATCTGGGGTGGCAACTTCAACAACATCAATATGCAAGCAGCACTTGCCGGACAAGTCGCTCAGTCGGTTCGTGGAGAATCTGTTGGCGTAAACCCGAAAGATACTGGTAATCTCACGGGACCAAAAGCGGCGAGTTACATCTCTGATCATGAGAACTTGGCAATAGCACCATGAGAATTCCGAGCGAGCCGGTAGAACGAGAAAACTTCTACCTAGACCTAATCTACAAGTGCAGCGTCTCCATGCCAGAACGCCGCACCGATTACGGAGGTCTTCGCTCGTACTATCTCTTTGGGAACGGACCGGACGAAGCACCGGCCATGTACAACAAGATCTTTCCCCACATAGATCAGTTGTCATCCTTCCTCTACTCTGCCGAGACCACTCGATTCTCCATAGACTTGGGTGCGGCAGTCCCAGATGAAGAGCAGACCAAACTCCCGGTCCTCACCCGCGCACTCAACGATGAATGGTTAAACAGCAATGCTGACCAAGTATTCTCGACAGCGGTATCATGGTCTCTGTGTTACAACAGCACCTTTATTAAACTGGTTTATCGAAACGGTATTCATCCGTATCTCGTGGAACCGGCCAGCATGGGAGTCCTACGAGAGGACACTCCATACACCGACAGACAAGAAGCAATAATTCAGACTTACTACATCACGAAGTCTGAACTCTATAACCGTCTTTACAGCCACCCGCAACGTGAAAAGATCGTAGAGCGCGTGTCGTATATGCAGCATGAGCGCACCGAAGTTGCCAACGGTGTGCAGAGAATTATCATGAGCCAGACGGACCCGATGCTCTACGGGAACGCCAACCTCGATCTTTCTAGCGGCAATCGCTACAAAGCACAAGTTTCCGAAGAAACCGTTGAGATGACGGAACTCTGGGTCTGGAACGATGAGACCTGCGATTACCAAGTGGTCACCCGCGCAGATCCTGATGTCATTATCTATGATCGCCCTGGCGCAACCGTCTTCTTGAAAGGCGAGCTGCCCTTCATCCAGATTTGTCCACTGCCGCTCTACGATTACTACTGGGGTCAGTCAGAAGTATCCCGTCTGATATTTCTCCAGCAAATGCGTAACAAGCGCATGGTGGAGATCCTGGACATCCTGTCCAAACAAGTCAGCCCACCAACGGCACTCATCGGATTCACTGGAATCCTCGATGAGAAGAACTTTGCTCTTAACCGTGCAGGCGGGATCTTAGCAACAGATATGCCGAGCGCCAAGGTAGAGAAACTCTCCCCACAAATGCCGCCAGATCTCTTCCGTGAGATCGGTGAAATTGACCTGATGTTTGAAGAGGCATCGGGCATCGTCTCCGTCTTGCAAGGACGGGGCGAATCCGGGGTGAGATCGTCCGGTCATGCCAGTCAACTTGCCCGTTTAGGGTCATCTCGTGCCAAAAAACGGGCGCTTGTCATTGAAGATTCGCTAGAAAAGATGGCGACTCTGTATCTTAAGCTCATGCAAGCGTATCCAGATACTCATTACACGGATACCAAGGGACATCGGTTCATTGCCGAGCAATTGCCCAAGAATTACGCTGTAAAAGTGGATGCACACAGCAATTCACCCATCTTCATGGAAGATTTGCGTCAATTGGCGTTCAATCTGTTCAAAGCACAAGTCATTGACAAGGAATCCTTGCTAGACTTGCTTGAACCACCTATGAAACAACAATTGAAAGACCGTCTCAAGAAGATGGAAGCCTCACAAGCCCAGCAAGCGGCTATGCAACCTCCAAAGGAGCAATAATGGTTACGCAAGGTTACACAAAGACCGGGGATCAGCCCCGCGTCACCGCTAAAAGCATGGATTCACGACAGACAACTCCATCCTTGACGTACCGTACACAGACGAATAGGATGGGCAGTGCGGGTAATTCCTCCCGCATGACCCGTGACTACACACGAAGGTAATTTAAATGTACAACGCAATGAAACGCGGTCGCAAGACTCGCCGGTAATTCTTAACTAGTTTGGTGGGTATGGCTGCTTGCCCTTCTCAAGTGGCCCCGTAATCAGGAGATCGTCATGGCACGTCGTGGTCGTAAAGGTCGGAAGTAATCCGAACGTAACAGGTTTTTGAACCGGCCTGCGGGAGGTGGGCGATGAGCCTCTCACTTGACTTGAATTGTAATTAGGTATAAAAGGTCGCACATGAGCGTACCAGCAGATAAATTGATGGAGTTGATGAAAGGCGACCGCAGTGCCAATGCACCGGTTCCAACTCCTCCGTCTCCAGCGGATTCGTCCCCTGAGACGCCTCCTATGGCTGCTCCAATGTCCACTCCTGAAAAGCAGATGGGCACTCGTGAAGCAGCAATGATCAATATTTCTATTGCGCTTGATCTTCTTGACCAGTCTCTCCCATCAGTCGGTGCAGATTCGGAAGAAGGCAAAGCAATTCTTGAAGCCTCTCGCAAACTTGGTGGTTTGCTGGGCGGCAAGCGTAATGAAACTGGAGAACTCCAGCAGTCAGAGATTCTGCAAATGTTGCAGACGCTACCTAAAGCCGGTGGCATGACTCCTGAGTCCCGTGCGATTCAGTCAGCCCCGCCTCCGGGAATGACGCCCCCTGGCGCAGGTGCGCCAAAACCCCCTGGACTAGGATAAGCAATGGACCTCTTCAAGCCACGCGGAGCCTCTGCTCCTCGCCGCCCAACTGACGACCGTCAGGAAAACGGCCAGATCGTAAACACACCACGCTTTGCTCGCTTCGGCGGTCTTGACAAGCCATCTGATGTTTCTAAGAACAAGATGGCAGTGCAAAAACCTGCTGACGGCAAGCGCGTCATCTAAACCACATTGTAACGAGGGTAACAATGTCACTTGAAAACTTATCAGTCGATGCTCGCGATGAACTCGCGGCATTGGCCCAGCAACTTGCTGAGAATCCTTCCACTCGCAAAGAATTTTTGCGAATGACCAAGAAGGTTAAGCCTGATCTTCCGATTCCAGAACT